CGACCTTGCGGGCCGTGATCTTCGCGCGGGTCGCTATCAGGTTCGCCAAGGTGGACGAAGGATTCCACGCGTCGTTCGTACCCGAGCTGATATAAGCGAAGTTGACGGTTGCCGCTGGGGTGCCGGCCAAGATCTGAGCGCTGGATGCGCCGATCTGTGCCGCGACGTAACAACCTTTGAGAACCTGAGACAGCCCGACAGCGATGCTGTCTCCTACGATTAGACATGTCATTTCATCCTCCTATGGGAAGCGTCGCGGGCCACATCAGACCATCCCGCGCATTCTCAGATCGGGCTCCATTTCTGGCGCTTCTCAGTTCCTCCTGTGTGAAGCGTCGCGGGCCTGAAGGGACATTCGTCCGCGCATTTTGCTGTGAAAGGTAAACAGCTGGCTCCATTTCTGGCGCTTCCATGAGAATATGAAACAAAACGTTGCGCTTGTCAACAAGACGTTACATCACAATTATGTTACGGACTTATATAATTCGTGATTAGACACACGAAACGATTTGTTATGAAGTGACGGAATGACTCTAAGAGAATATCTCACAGCTAACCAGGTTACGCTGTCTTCTTTCGCCAAACTGATTGGCGTGACGCGCGTGGCGGTGCACTATTGGGTCAGAGGGACTAGGGTACCCAGAGGCTCGCATATGGTGCAGATTGTGGCGGTGACTGGCGGCTCCGTGACGCCTAATGACTTTTTGCCTCCTGCGGCTCCGGCCGCAGAATAAGTTCGGGACGTGATCTGGTTCCAGAAGCGCACGAGGTCGAAGAGGGCCGGTGTGAATGGCCCGAAGATGCGTCCCGAAACACGTCGGGCGCTGGTTTGTTCCCTGGCGCTCTACCTCGCGGGTGACCGTTCATGGTTCGCATCCCCGCGTGAAACTAGGCCGCATCCGGAACCAGCGTCTTTAGACTATGGCGCGTGATCGAAAAACGGATGCGGCCCTTTTCTCTGGCAGAGGCTAAGTGCCCATGGACCCTTTCAACATATTCCCGGCCTGGACGCTGGATGAAATCGTCAGATACACGGAATCGTTCTTTGATGCGGCGCTTATCCTGATCGCGTGTTTTGCCATAGGGAAGGCATTGTGACTGGAGGTATCCCGCCGCCGAAGGAGCTCGCTCTTACTTTCACAGTCGCGAAGATGTTGCGCGAGTATTGCCTCCCTGGATGGAAACACACTCATTTCCCAGGCGGAGAGTTATTACACCCTCGTGTAGCTGCCAAGCTAAAGCAAATGGGGAAAACGCCGCATTGGCCGGATTTTCAGCTTCACCAGCAATCAACGCGGCTGATGCATTACCTGCAGCTTAAGCGAGTTGGCGAAATATTAACGCCCGGGCAGCGAGAGTTTCAGGAGTGGTGCCTGGTTGGCGATATCCCGCACTGCGTCGCATGGTCGCTCGACGACGTCTGCATGATCTTTGACGAATGGGGCTGTCTGCGCATTAAATTCAGGCCGGACTGATGCCATGGAACCGGCCGCGTGATCTGACACCAATTCCCCGCTATAAAAAGGGCGATTTAACGCGGGCCAATGCCCGGCTCGCTGAACTGCGCCAGAAGGAAAAAAATGAGCCAGACCAGGCGCGCTTCGCTGCTAGAAGCGGCCACCCGCTCGACCATCGGAATCCCCACCGGCTTTACCGTTCCGTTGTTCGTAGGGTTCATGGGGTTTGATCCGTTCATTCAAGCTTTCCTGATAACGTCCACGATGTTTGCCGCCCAGACAACCACCGGATATTTGCTAAGGCGCAGGTTCGAACGGTTCGCAAGCAGCCTGGAAACGCTTAAGTATGAAGAGCGCCTGCAGGATATCATTGAATGAGGTTTCGGTATGAGAGAAGCATGGACAGATTATCAGATAGCCCGCATCAAGCGTCTATGCCAGGAGGGCTATTCCTACCGTGAAGCTGGTGAGATGATGGGCCGGACGAGGAATTCGATCGGCGGCAAGGCGCAAATGCTTGGATTGAAATTCAGGGGGTCAAATCGCAAGCCGAACACACTTAAAACTCGAGCTAAGATTGTAGCCGGGCTGATGCGATTCAGGGAGAGCCAGAAATGAGTCATTTTGACGCAAGGATATACTGGCCGCAACCAAAGCAGGGACACACTATTACAAATTACTTCTCCAGTAGAATAATCCAGACATACACTCGCGATTATTATGACGGATTCCGCCTCCGCCAGAGAATCAAATTAAAATGGGATTGCGATTGGTACTACCGGATAGATCCAATTCGTGGTGTACTCGAGTACCGCGATGACTATCCTCCTAAGTGGTATAACTGGCCATGGCAGTACGCTCGTGAAGTGTCGTGTGTACCAGGGAAAGAGATTGAATGGGGCGGGAATGAGCAGACTGGTACGACTATAGTCCGCCAGTGTGAGACGTCCGGATTGTTCGGCCAATATGGGTCGCAGGTTATAATATTCCATGAGATTATTCCGTTTTACGAAACAAAGGCGGGGACATTCATGGAGGTTCTGGTCCTGACTTACGGGCAGCAATGGGGAGGCGGTAGGATCGATGGCGCCAAGATGTGGTTCGCGCCTGGATTGGGCCAGATTAGGGCCGAATGGAGGCGTAACGGGGCGCCTACCGGGTATTTCATGGAGCTGCTGGAGACGAGGGGGATGGTGGCATGACCAACTGGGTGCGCCTATGGGAGGATATGCCGTCAGACCCGAAATGGCGGACTGTGGCTAAAAAGGCTGGGCGGCCCATTCCGGAGGTTATCGCCGTCTTCAATTTCATGCTCATTTGCGCATCGCGAACGCAACCGAACGCAGGCGAACTCATAGGTTGGGACGATGAGGATGTTGGCGCTGCGATGGACATGAAAGAGGCCGAAGTGAGGGCAATTAGGCAGGCCATGGAAGGCAAGATAATCTTAAACAATCGCTTGAAGTCGTGGGAGAAACGTCAACCATTACGGGAGGATGGAAGCGCAGCTAGAGCGAAAGCGTGGAGAAACGAACGCAAACGAACGCAACCGAACGCCCCAGAAGAGAAGAGAGAAGATAAGAAAGAAAGAAAGATAAAACCAATAGCTATCGCTATTGTCAAAAAACCAAAACCAAAAACCGAAATCGCTTCCGACGATGGCCCTCACCCGTTTGACTTGGGTTTTGCTCATGATTCAGGGTTAAGCGTAAGCCAGACTAAACACGAGTGGGCTCAGTTTCGAGACCACCACCTCAAAAACCGTTCACTGTTCGCGGACTGGCATGCCGCCTGGCGGACATGGGTCCGAAACGTCGGAAAGTTCGAACCGAATGGCGGCAATGGGCGCTCAAACGGGAACGAAGGCTTTGTGAAATCAGTGCTTAAGGACATAGAGGATGACAAACGAAGACGCGAAGAAAGCGATCCTAAAATTGTTTCAATGCTACAATTTGACCGGGACCGAGACTGAGAGAAAGCTCAAGTTTGAGGTTTATTGGGAGGTGCTTGGCTTGCTACCGCCGCATCGAGTAATCGATGCCTGCTCTAGAGCGGCGAAGGGTGAGATTGGCTCGAAAGGTTTTCTTCCCTCGGTTGGCGAAATCTACCAAGCAGCGTTCAAGTCTGCTGTCCGAGGATATCCACTGCTTCCGCAGTTGCCGGAGCCTGATATTTCAGGCGATGAGCGCGAGAAAATCACGAATGAATTCAAGGACTTGGTGGCTGGGCTAAGGGCTATTCCACGGGGCTCTTCGCCGCCAAAAATCAGGGACTGGACAAGGTCATCAGGACCGCTGGATTCGCAGGCCAAAGGATGGCCAAAAAAACTGGGTTTACAAACCGAACCGAAGCGAGTAGAACCTGAAAAATGATCCGCATCGCACTATTCGGTGCAATTCTGGCCGCAATCCTGGTCGGGGCGGCGCTGTGGGCCGCAGGAGCAAGAGCTTGAAATATCTGACAAAATCATTCATGCCAGTCATGATGGCCGTATGGGTGGCCATAGCGGCCTACGGGACATGGTTCAGCAACCCTGGCGCCCATGCTCAATCCGGCGGCGTTTTTCAGGGCGGCCAGAAATTCGTAACACTCACTACCGTCTCGACTAATTGCGGCACAATCGCTATCCCAAGTGCACACCAAATCATTGAAGTGTCCCTGCAAAATATCGCTGCGACAAACATGTTCCTGCACCTCTACGACCTCGCCGCAACGCCAGTTGCCGGGGCTCTGCCTGGCCAAATCGGTGTGTATATTCTGCCCGGCGTTGGCTCCAACGTGGCCGGAAGCTTTGCACCAAATCTCGGCTCGCTCAGCGCATCGGTCGTGAATGGCATCGGATTTTGCATTACCGGCGGTGAGCCTTTGGCCGACGCAACCAATGGCGCAGTCGGCGGCGTGGTCAACTGGACGATTAAATAGGCCCTAGGATCGCGTAGGAAGGCCGCTGAGTGCCATTGAGCGAGTTTTTGGTATGGACGTAGCGGAAACTAAAACCCCCCAGCCAGCGAGCTCGCCACAGCGTTCTGCGACAGGCCAGTTTAAACTTGGCCATACTGGAATGGGCGGGCGTCCTCGTGGCAGTAGGGCGCAATATGCGCAACATTTCACAGTGGACTTCTATGAGGACTGGGTACAGTACGGTAGAGCAGCTATCGCTGCAGTACGTAAGAAGTCTCCTGTCGACTATCTACGCGCCGCAGTAGCCATACTGCCAAAAGACGTGAATGTGAATGTGTCCGTTGTCGAGAGTATGAACGATGACGAACTTAGCGCTACAATTAGACGACTATCCGCAGACTTACGAGCAGAGGAAGCGATTGTATGCGGAGATGTTGATAGAACGTCAGAGACGCATAGATCGCACGAAGCTATTCCGATACTGCCCATATCCGAAACAAGCTGATTTTCATGCCGCAGGAGCAACTCATCGCGAGCGGCTCATTATGGCAGCTAACCGCTTTGGAAAGACCGAATGTGGAGCTGCAGAGATGGCCATGCACCTTACGGGCTTGTATCCCGCATGGTGGGTGGGCAAGCGCTTCGATAAACCGGTACGAGCGTGGGCTGCAGGAGTTACTAACACCGCCACCCGCGACATCGTCCAGGAAAAGCTGATAGGCCCTCCGGACCGCCAAGAGGCTTGGGGCACTGGGCTAATCCCAGGCGATTTGATTCTCAAACCATCCTTGGCTCGAGGCGCCGCCAATGCAATCGATACGGTTGGCGTCAAGCATTCAACTGGCGGTGTGTCCGTTCTCCAATTCAAATCGTATGAGTCTGGCCGCGAGAAGTTCCAAGGTGCGGGGAGAGAGGTTGTCTGGCTCGACGAGGAATGTGATATAGACTTGTATTTCGAATGTTTGACACGGACGAACGAAACAGGCGGTATCGTTTACATGACGTTTACGCCATTGTTGGGCTGGAGCGAAGTGGTTGAGTTATTCATGGGAGCAGGAGCATGAAGATCAATAAAATTAGCATGACGGAATCACGCATTTGCGTACTGACTATGATTGGCGGGATCGATGTTATCGGTGAGCTTATTGGCCCGGAGCCAGAGAGTCTGTCGGCGGAACTAAGGCACCCCACTGTGCTGCGTATTGATCCGCAGGGGCAAATGACAATGAACCCGGTTCTTAAATCAACAAACATTCTTGCCGGCGAAAGCGTGCAGCTGAATATGGCTGCAGTTATGTGGATCTCGGAACCATCGCCAATGCTACTTGGCGCCTATAAACAGCAACTTAGCCCGATCATCCTTCCCAAGACTGCCGAAGCGCGGCTTAACCAGTGACGTCGTTCTGGGACTTAGTCATGTTTGTCATAGGTGCTATTATCGGCTGGCTCGTTATCCTCTCGCCGCTGATATATGCAATGGCATGGAAGTGGGCACAGTGACAGTCTCCCCGGGCCGCGTAGTCATACAAGCCACGATCGATGACGCCTTACATTACACGGATGCACAGCGCGCGGCTATCATCGCTAGCTATCCGGCCTGGGAACAGGAGGCGCGGGTTAAGGGCATTCCTGCTCTGGGCTCAGGCCGGGTATTCCCCGTGGAGGAGGATAAGCTGCGCTGTGAGGCGTTTGAAATTCCGAGGCATTTCCCGCAAATCATAGGAGTAGATTTTGGCTACGATCATCCGTTTGCAGCCGCCAGGTGCGCGTGGGACAGAGATGACGACATATTTTATGTCGTGGCTACCTACCGCGAGTCGGGCGCGAGTGCTCCGATCCATGCGGCGGCACTTAGGCCCTGGGGGCTCTGGGTACCCATCGCTTGGCCCCACGATGGTTTGCAACACGACAAAGGCTCAGGTGATCAGCTTGCAGCGCAGTATCGCGGGCACGGATTGAATATGCTTGGGGAGCATGCCACGCACGAGGAAGGTGGTTATGGCTTGGAAGCTGGCATTCAGGATATGTACGAGTGCATGCTGACGGGCCGCTGGAGGGTATTCCCCGGTAATGAGGTATGGTTTAGCGAGTTCCGGCTGTTCCATCGCAAGAACGGCCAAATCGTTAAGGAGCGTGATGACGTGCTATCGGCCAGCAGATATGCTAGAATGATGAAACGTTTCGCAGATGTAAAGCGGCCGCCAAGCGATCGCAGTGTGCGGTTGGCCGGCGGAACACATGGATGGATGGGGTGATGAGAAAATATGTAGACGGCGGATTGATTATGGCGGCTGGGCTTATTGCCTGGTACGGGCTTGGCACAGTTGGCGCGCAAGCACAAGGCACTTGCCCTAAGGTGTCAATCGGCGGAGGGCGTGCAAATGTCCACACCGAAGTGTGGAATGCCACCACGAACAAGGCCATGGCGATTCACTCTGGGCGCATCTTTAAGAACGGCACAGACTTGTATTTCGTGATCAATGCCGATCTGCAGTGTCCCTCGCAGGGGTGCGGCACGAATGCTGGTCCTCCGTCGCAGGACTGCACCGCTACCCAGACGGCTAATTCGTTCTTCGCCTGGGCGCTCACGAAGGAGTCGAATGTTAACACCGTGGTCATCACCCATTCGGAAGGCCTCGATGTTAAGACCCCGAGCGGCACCGTGATTATGAACCAGAGTGCCGGCAATGCGCCGCATGGCAATGCATGCCCGATCGCGGTGCAAGACACCCCTGCAGTTCTGACCATGGTAGTTAACCGGGCGACAGGCCTAGGAATGAAGGTCGTCTCGGTGAGAATCTTCCATGCACAGCATGGCGGAAGCGGACCGGATGATTTCTATGCGATCATCGGCGTTGATCCGAGCATGACATTCTCACTGCCGAGCCCGCGAACGAGCGATTGCACGCAGAACGGTAATTCCTGGTATAATTCCTACTGGACCGGTGACAAGGCATCGACCGGTGAAGACTTAGTTCAGTCTCCGGAATATGCTGGGGTGATTCAGCTCAACCAAGGTGCGCAGTAGGCGAATAATGGGAAGCCGCGACCTTCAAGATGGCCTGCTAACGTTTTACAACGCGCAGGCCATGTCCGCTGACTTCAATGTTGAGGCAGAGATTGAGCGCGATCCGGTGAATTATGTCGAGGTAGATACATCGCCTGAGATTGAGGCATTGACGCCCGTTAGGGCGTGCAATGTGGTCTCTAATATTACGCGGAATGATTCATGGGCCGCGTCACTCATTCTCACAATGAATGACATGCGGAAAATAGCGGACATGTCCCGGCGGGAACTCTCACGAGTTCCTCATTGCGGAAAGAAGACAATACGCGACATCGAGGAATGGCTCGCGCGGCATGGTATGAAGTTGAGGGAAGATGGCTAAATGAAGGCGATCCTGGCATTTATCATCGCGATTATTGCCGGGGCCGGCATTGTAGAGGCGCGCGATTCAAGATTTACTGCCGCTGTTGCGCTGGTGAATAAAGGTCCGGATATAGAGCAGTTTCTTGCGGCTCCTGTATCCGGGTATGTTCATGCCTTTCTGAGATTTGGCAAGGACATGCCGGACGACGTATTGATGTTTATCGACGAAGAATTTATGGATGGAGTGAGTAATCCTCTCTTTTATCCTGGCGGGGATTGGATGGCCTATGTAGGCGTGTTGCGTAACGGTGCGGTACTTGTAGCGCAGGGCACCGCCGGCACTATGGCAGGGACACCAAGCACTTTCCGCACTTTTGCAATTTTTTCTCTTGGCCAGCGGCTTCAGCCAGACACATGGTATTTGCTCCGCACTCGCGCAAACTTCGGCACGAGGCATTACGTGAGTTTCCTTATTGAGGGCGAGAATTTGCGGCAGGAGATAGATCTTTCCGCGCTAACCCTCGATTATCCAAACTATCTGCCATTTAGCGGGAGGACCATGACCTATTATGTGGGCGCCGCGCGTAGCGGCGGTTTGCTGGGGGGGACGCCAGTCGCATACTTCGATGCAGTCCAGGGCGGATCCTCGCATGTCTTTTTCTATAATGGCTTCGAGCAGCAAACTGTTGTCGGCCCGCAGCCGCCGTTTAATTCTCCGATCGATTTAAATTCCTATGTGCAGGGTCAATGGTATAAAGAACGCGATGAGGCGCTATTTACGATCCAACAATCTCCGTTTGCAGTTTCCGGAAAATCTATCGGGGTCGCCGACGCAAACCTGAATGGCCCATAAATGGCTGATGTAGACGCCGCTGAGGCGCCAGAGAAAGAGACGGACGAGAATCCGCATGCAGCGGCCGAGGAGGTCGAGCATGCGGTGGCCATGAAGCAATGGAACAGGGCATGGGTGAAAGAGCGTGATAACATCGATCGAGGCTACGAAGACCTTGCATTCCTGGCTGGAGAGCAATGGCCAGAGGATCTCAGATTGCAGCGCGAGGCTGATTCAAGACCTGTCCTCATGTTCAATCGGATGGGACAGTTCCAACGACAAGTTACGGGCGACATGCGACAAATGCGGCCCTCTATTAAAGTGGTTCCCTGCGACGACGGCGCCGACGAGAAAATCGCGGAGATAAAGAGTGGGCTCATCAGATACATTGAGAATCGGTCAGATGCATCGCGAATATATACCGCCGCGGCGGACTCGCAGGTTGCAGCTGGTATCGGGCACTGGGAAGTGTTTAGCGAATATGCCGATGACAGCACATTTGAGCAGGAACTCGGGGTACGGCTCATTGACGATCAAATTTCGGTTATGTGGGACCCAGATGCAAAACATCCGACGCGTAGAGACGCAATGTGGTGCTTTACGCCCGTAGATATGACGCGGGAGGCGTATCTCGAGACATTTCCCGGCTATCCCACTGGCGATCTCGGCACCAACTCCCTCAACATGGAATGGTTTCGCGATGAGTTAATTCGGGTCGCGCGCTATTGGTACAAGGTGAAAACCAAGCGCAAGCTAATGAAAATGCCGAACGGCGGCTACGAGGATCTGACCGACGCTGATCGTGATGACATTGCCCGCATGAAGGCCGAGGGCGGCAAGGTAGTTGAGAAAGCAGGGCATAAGATAAAATGGCGAATGATGAATGCGGTGGAATTCATAAGCGAACCGGAGGATTGGCCGGGACGGTTTATTCCCGTTGTGCCGGTAATTGGCGAAGAGGTCCGTGTTGGAGCAAAGGTCGTCAGGCATGGCATTGTCAGGTTCGCGGCGGACCCACAGCGTGCTTACAATTATGCCCGCTCCACACAAACGGAGTTTGTTGGCTTGCAGCCAAAGGCACCCTTTATCGGTACGGAGGACAACTTTAAGGATTACGAGAATGAATGGAACACGGCCAATGTCAAGAACTGGCCGTTTTTGAGATACAAGCCGGATCCAAGAAATGGGAATGCACCGCCGCAAAGACAAAATCCGCCAGCCTCTGGTTCGGGACTTACGGAATGTGTTGTTATGGCCGAGCAGGACATGCAGGCGGTTATCGGGATCTACAACGCGAGCCTTGGCGCGAAGAGCAATGAGATTAGCGGCACTGCAATCCAAAAGCGGGAGAAGCAGGGCGATACGGGCACGTTCGTTTACATGGACAATTTCGCCCTATCGATCATGCATACGGCGCGGATACTTAATGATCTCCTACCGCACTATTACGATACATCGCGCACGGTTCGCGTCATCGGAGTAGATGGCACTGAGAAGCGTGTGCCGATCAATCAGCCCCAGGGGGTGGCGATCGAAGGCGTTGCAATCGACATGCTGAACGACATGACCACTGGCGCCTATGATGTGCAGATGGAGATTGGGCCGAGCTATGCGACAAAGCGGGAAGAGGCCAGAGAGGGCATTACGTCGTTTGTTACGGCATTTCCTCCTTCTGCGCCCGTACTTGCTCCTGTCATGGCCGATTTGCAGGATTGGCCCAATTCGGATCTCATTACGGAGTTACTTACCACTCTGGCGCCGCCGCAGGTCCAGCAGATCCTAGCGAAGCGGCACAATCATCCTCCGCCGCAGCCTCCGCCGCCAAATCCTCTGCATGAGATGCAAATGAAGACGGAAATGGCCAAGGCACAGGGCGAAATGGCTACTGCGCAAGGCCACCAGGCACAAGCGCAAGGGCATGCCGCAAAAGCCGTATACGAGGTCGAGTTGGAAAAGCTCAAGCTGGAATATCAAAGATTACAGAACGTCAAGGCTACGGTTGAAGTGCAGGCGGCTATGACGGCCGCCGGGCCCCCGATCGATAGCGCCAAGCTTCACGCTTGGATCGGTAATGTGGATATGGCATTGACCGACATCGACAAGCATTTGCATGGCGGAACTGCCGGACTTGCGGCCTCGACCCCCGCAGGTTCTGGCAATGACGGCGGGGAAGGCGATCTTTCAAGTTCAGCTTCTTCCCCGCCGTCAACCCCCTCAGGAGGACAAGGACCAGCTGCGACGGGCAATCCTGGTGAATCTAACCAGCCGCAGTCCGAGCCGCCCCCCGCGCTTCCTGAGGGCCATTACGCGCCATTGCCAGGGCAGGGAGAATGAAACACTTTTGCTATTTCATCGCGATCCCAGTTGCTATCATTGAAGGGCTAATTCTAGTCATGGCGATTCTGATTATGGGGGTAAAGTGAATGGACCGTAGTGTGAGCGTGCACGCCGCAATGCGGAGGACCGGTTTCGCTAGCCGGCGGTCCATGTAATGGATTATGTCCTGCCAATGCTGATGTTTGCCTTGTTTGCGATTTGGATATGGTGGCCTGAATGACGCTAGTCGAGGCGCGCGAGCGCCAGCGGGCATATTTGATTCATGCCGGCTACTGGGAGCGTCCGGACGGCTGGTGGATTGGGCAGCACGATGCGGCAAGTCCACTTACTGACGAAGTCGATAACGGCCTGTATGTGGCGGGGGATGAAATAGCCGGAGACTTAATGATCAGGATAGTGCCTTTGGACAGGGCCCCTAAATAAGCACTTGCACATGAGAAAATAAGGCATATTATGGCTGAAACGAACAAGGTTGAGCAGGTTGAAAAGCCAGCTCCCGGACCAAAAGACCTGATTACCGATCTAGACGGAGATGCTGGCGAAGTTACGCCGGCCGCCGGGGACACGGAAGAGGTCGCCCCCGAAGATACAGAGCCCAAAGCCGAAGATCCCGAGAAAGTCGAGGAACCGGCCGGGGATTCTGACGAAGATAGCGAGCCAGCACCCAAAAAGCGGAGTGGCACAGCACGGTTGAAGGCCCGGTTAGCGGCC